TACACAATAATCAATCATTGGATAAACATAGCCAACACCGTAAGTCGCTACCCATGAAGCCTTCTGCGCTGCCTTATTATACGTATGATTGTAAGCTGATAAATCTAAATCAGTTAATTGAAGGTCTGCCCAGTCTGTGAATATATTACCAACATTACCCTTGATGGCAACCTCATATTCTATCTGATTATCATCTGTTTTATTTATTTTAAGTAGTTGTAAGAATCCCTGCATCTGCAATAGTTCATCAACATATAGCCTACATGGTGTTTTAAGATTTGCGTTAAAATTAGATTGTATATTAATTTCGAAGATATGAGCAAAGATTATATTATTTGCTTTGCTGCCCGGTATCTTTATAGTTTTAGAATAGCTACTATTACGCTTATCAGGTTCTCTTATATCTGCGATAGCATAATTTAATGAATAGGGTATATTATCAAGTAAATCAATACTTCCACTCGTTCCTAGTTCTAGTCTTGTTCTCATTTAGTAGCGTTGTCTATATCGGTCAAATCCATATTGTATATCTAATTCTAAATTAAATACTTTATTATTTAAAATAGTTTTAGTGTCGAATCTCGTTGCTGAGCAGGTTACTGAAATCAATCCGTAAGTGCTGTCATCCAAATATATTTCAGAGCTTTCAACAAGTTGCCTAAGCATTACCATTTCTAAATCAGTTAGCCAATCACTCTTTATCTTAATTGTATCTTTAGAACTTATAAAATACTGCCTGTCGCCTCTATCTTTAACAGCGTAGCCAAATGCACTGGCGGAAGTTAATGCGCCTATTGGTGCTTTGTATTGCAGTCTATTAATATCTGTTGATTTGATTGATAACTTAGTGAAGTTGAATGATTCAAATCCTCCCGAATCGTTAAGGAAATGAAGTCTATAATTACTATACTTACAATCTGCATCCGTTATATTATATTGAATCGTTGAACTAATTACTCCACTTGTTGAAGTTTGAAATTCAACTTTATAATAAGCAGCATTTGAAGCTATAATAGGTTGCGTTCCATATCTTAACGCTGCTGGTATTGCATTTAATTGATCCTTGCCAGTTCCGAATCTTGCAAAATGATTCCCTATTACTCCACTTGATGACAATGTGTTCGTTACTCCGCATGACTTTATTAAAACATCTGCCGATGTGTAACTCTTAATATCAATATGGGATAATAAAAGACTATTACTTCCATCCGCTAACCAATACAACCAACTGTAATCCCCTGTTAGTTGATTCCTTGCACCTGTGAACCTTGTAAGCCATGCGCCTGAACCTTCCATCGTGTATGAATCTTGATTGTATGACTGGGATTCTAAGAAGTCTAAGACACCATTCCATACATACTTGACAACTGTTTGAGTTCTGTTTAAATGTTGGACTATCGTAGTTCCGAACTCCTCACCAAATCGGACATAGTATTCCTTATAGCTATTTGCGTTGGTTTGAAAACTTACAGCAGTTCTATCAATATCACTATTAACATAAGCTTCTATAATTCTACCAATATTAAATACACCACTTCCATACGTAGGATTAGCAGGTGCTTTGAGAGTAATTACATCACTACCTATAAACACCTGTGCTATGTAATTAAAATTAGTCTGTCCGTTATTGCTAGATGTTACAACATATATCTGATCGTTGTAAGCAGGTGCATATAATGATGGTTGTTGTGAAATTGAATAAGCCATTTATGATGTTGTAAAATTTATTTCAATATCTTTTTTTAATGCTTCGGATATTTCTTTTGTTAGTCGCTGTTTTAAATCTTCGTTAATTACATTGGTAAAAAAATGCGTAGGTCTTAATCCATCTCTCTTTATCACTGCTCCTAAAGCCCACGCATAACTTTCATAAGCTGCATTTATTTTCTTTGCTCCAAGTTTTTTATTCACTCTTTTGTTAGGTTTCGCTACTGATTTAGGAACAAGTCCACGAAACTTAATTAATTTTAACATTGCATCTAATGGTATTCTTTTACCATTTTTTTTGTACTTATATTCTGATCCTCTGCTTTGTTTTGTGCCATCAACACCCTTATCAACGAACTTCCAATAGTCATTCATTACTAACTCAAAGGAAATATTATTAGATTCTACTTTAATAAATCCATCAATACTTTTTAACAGTTCTCCAGGCTGATCACGATTGACATTTATTAAACTCTCTCGCAAATCCTGTATTAAATCAGCCCTGTATTTTAAAAATATCTCCTCAACTGTCTTAGCAACAAATTCTTTATTTACAACTAACCTATCGGCTCTTTCTATTGGCATTTCTTATTGCTATTTGATTTTGTTCGTGTTCCCATTTCTGTTTGTCTTTAAAAAATGAAATACAATTTAAGAACTCAATAATATTCATGGATGTAAAAAACTCCCACTTAGTCCTATCGTGATTTGAAAGGCTATCTAATATTAAATGCCATCCCCAGTACTCTTGGAATCCTTGGCTATTGCTTTTTTCAGTTGCTTCCTCGCCTTCTTCGTTTGTAATTCCGAATAGTCCAGCGTAGCCTTTGCTAAGACTTGCCAACTCTTCAAAAAAAAACCTGACAACATCATAACATCATCCATCATTAATTTGTCTTCAACTATTTTAGCAGTCTTGTTCCTGCTCTCTAGCGTTTGACAATCCTTTTCATAGCAATTTTTCTTTTTAAATCTAAAAAAATTAACAGGATGGAGAAAGATGGCAATTATTTTAGGCAGATTTTTTGTAACATCTGATTTCTCCTTTATCATAGAAGTTAAATCTATATATTCCCCTCCTGTAATCTTCTTTAAATTAGTATTGATGTTGAACCTATGTCCACCTATTTTGATAGATTGCTTAATGTGTTTTGTCGGTGGCTTGGTATAAATGAATTGGCAGCCCCTTATTGCTTGTTTTAAGAGTGATAGTTCCATAGCGCATAGTAACTCCTCGCTTGTATTAGATAATACTGCTAAGACCTTTATTTGCTTGTCTAACTCATCCATATCAATTTGTGATATGTCAGTAATCTCAATGTATTGTTTTAGGGATACTTCTGCCCATGTGTTTGCTACCTTCATAATTTAATATAGCAAATCAAATGACTTTTGCCCATCGGTAGAACAAGCGGAAACAAAGGAAAGTAATGTTTTTTTTATCCCATCGAATATACACCCGAAGATTTTAATGACTTCATAGCATTATAACCAATAGCGGATGCCATCACTCCGTCATCGTGGAAGCCATTAGGGGCAGAATAACGAACTGATTTTGTTTTAGGGTTGTATTCGTAGGTGAATAGGTCTAACTCCTTTAGAAGCCATTCTTTATCTATAAATCGTACCTCTTTATTTTGGTTTGCAACAACAAGCTGCTCAATTATATCCTGCTTACTTTTCGATGTGGTTACAAATGGCTTGATTAAGTTAGCATCATTAACCTTTGATTTTACTTGCTCATAGATAGGATCACCAACTCCGTTCACCTCGACAAATGTATAGCAGTTGAACTCGTTAATACGTTGTGTTACCTTGCCTACTATATTTGCCCATGTGTCATGATTCCACCTTTCGATATAGTACATATCACCCTTATCATTAAACACGCTTAGAACAGTGTAATCGTCTGCTCTGCCTATATCCAAACCTGCGTACATTCTATTTGTTTTTTCTGCGGATGTTATTGTGATGGGATTAATGAATAAGCCACTGCCACCATCCACGAACTCTGCAAGGTATTCCTGCCTAAATACGTGTTCGGGTAGTGTTGCCCTTGCATCGTCTATTTCCTTTGCATCAATTAGGGGATTGTCATAGGAAGTTAAGTGATAGGATTTGTAAAGAGAATTATCCCCTGCTAAATTGAATATTTGATGGAAGTGATTTTTGCCTTTTGGTGTTGAAATTAATAAAACTTTTTTACCACAAACCAAAACTGTTGCTCTTAATACTTCTGTCCATGCTTCCGAGTTCATGAATGCAAACTCATCACAAATGAGATAGTCAAATGTGTTGCCCCTTATGTTATCGTAGTTCTCCGCACTGAAAAACTGTATAGATGAACCAGTAACGTATTCAATTATTAAATCGGAATGGCTTGTTTTCTTTGAATATATTTCAGGTCGTTTCTCAAATGCTTTGTAGGTTTCTTTGAATACTTTTTTGGATTGTCTATAAATAGGGGATACCCATCCAATCTTAACGTTATTGTTATTCAATGCCCAGTACATCATTTGATTAGTAGCCAGTAAGGTCTTGCCGAACTGCCTACCAATAGAAAGTATATAGTACTTATAAGGCTCGTTATTTATCGAATGATGTATCTCCCTCTGCTTCCGATGTGGGATGTATAGTGTTGCTGATGCCAAAATCTGCTTTGAATTTCATGTTACCTTTAATCTCAACTATATTTTGTTCAATAAAACCACGCTCTTTCCCTTGGCATTTTAAATAAAACATTATTAATAATGGATTTCCTTTTGCCATTCCCTTATGCAAACAGGATTCGCCAAAGTCCAAAGCAACATTTTTAACATCCTTTGCTGCTTTTTTATATGCTTTAATCTTCATCCATTCATAATGCGTTGAACGTACTATACCAACCTGCTTACAAGCTGTCGTAACAACTCCAAGCGTTTTTTCTAAAGCCTCAATCATTGCTAACTGCTTTAAATCAAGCTCTTTTTTAGTGTTCGATTTCGTTTGATTACTCATACAATATAACTTAAAAATTCGTGCCTTGCTTTTTGATCTTCTTTAAATATTCCTAACATTTTACTCGTTGAAGTCCAAGTGTCATGTTTTTTAACTCCACGCATGCACATACAAAGATGCTGCGCTTTTAAATGAACAGCCACCCCTTTTGGATTTAATTCATTTTGTAATCGTTCAGCAATTTGTGTAGTTATTCTTTCTTGATTTTGAAAACGATTTGCATATAAATCAACAGTCCTTGCTAATTTGCTTAAACCAACAATTTTTTCATTTGGAATGTATGCTACATTAGCAAATCCAAAAAAAGGAGCTGTATGATGTTCACATAAAGAATAAAAAGGAATGTTTGTTTGTAGTATCATTTCATCTGTTCCTTCTGCTTCAAAACTTGTAAAGTTAAATTCTTTTGGTTCTAAAAATTCTTTCATAAACTTTATGTAACGCTTTGGAGTATCTTTTAGACCTTCCCTTTCCACATTCTCTCCTAAATGCTTTAAAATTTCTTTAAAATGCCATTCAGCACTATTTATAATACATTCCATAATTTATGCTGTTGAATTGATAGTTTCCATTTAGGGTATTGCTTGCATAATTCAATACAATGTTTTAGGTTTTCACTATTAATTGTAAATCCATCGCTATGTGGACTAAGCCAATAATGTAATGCTTTTGCTTGCGGTTGTGGTATATCTTGCCCTTTGTGTCTTACATAACGCAATTCTGTTATTTGATTAGGAAAATTTTTACTAACGATATGCTCTGCCACTTTGGGCGAAACACAAACAAAATCCAATCCCTCAGGCGCTGGATTTAATCCGCTTGTTTCTATTGCTTGAAAGAAACCTGCATTTTTAAAATAGGCAACCATTTCATTTGTCAGTTGGTCTGTTGGTTCTCCGCCTGTCCAAGTTATTTCTTTACAAGTGCCAGCATTGGAAGTTATCCAGTTTTCTATTTCAATCAATGAATATTCTTTACCGCTTTCAAATTCGGTATCGCACTTTATACCACTTGCTGCACAGGCAAACTTTGCCTTGCACCCTTGCAACCTAATAAAAATTGTTGGTGTTCCTGCTCTTGCTCCTTCGCCTTGTAACGAGTAAAATATTTCACTAACTTTTAATTTCATATATTACATTTGATGATTTGGTTTCTGCTAACTCAATTTTAATAATAGGTAACTTTGTTTCATTTTTAATTCTTGTAAATAACCACATTGCCATATTCTCTGCAGAAGTAACAAATGGTAACTTTAAATATAGTTCATTAGCTAAATCTAAAACCTCACATAAAGGATCTTTATCATAAAGTAAAAACCAATGGCAATGTTCTTTAATAATTGGTTCAACTAATTTATCTATATCACTAAATAAACAAGTTATTCCTCCTTCATTAATTTCGTTAAATTCAAAGTAACATTTTACTTCATACGTATGTCCATGTATTCTTCCACACTTCTCTCCTGCTTCTTTGTTTCTATGTGCTGCATAGAAATGATACTTTTTTTCAATCTTGATTCCCTGCATAGTCATTATAGATTTGTTTGTTATATTTTGCACTAAGTATATAGTTAGAATAATATCTTAATCTATTTGGTGTTATTTCTTTATTGTATCTTGTTCCCATTTCTAAAACCACTTTATCAAATTCAACCATTTTACTTCTAATTATATTTCTTTCTTTATTACCACCAATATTTCCATATCTATTTATTTGTAACCAAGACGTACTATCACTTGTTGAACAAAAGTTTAAATCTTTTAACATTTGTTTTTCTGTGCATCCTAATAAATGAATATCAATTGATGGTTTTTTATTTTTTATAAAATGTGCTAAATGATAAGTATATTTCTTTTGTTTTAATGAACGCAACTCAGGAACTGATATTGCAATATAATCAGAAAACTCAATCATTCTTTCTAAACCTTTTTGACCATCTTCTTTATGAAATACATTTATAATTCTATTGTTTGGCAAATCATTTCGCATTCTTTCTCTTAATTCCCATGCTTTACCAGTACCTAATATTTTTTGACAATCTACTTCTACACAACTACTTTGTACATTATTGTCAATAACAAATTTTATTAAAGCATTATACCAAATTTCTATTTCCTTTTCACTTCTTTTTCCTGCATGAGCACCAAACATTAATGTAAACAATCCACTATCCATTATTGAATGCCGTGTATTAAAATATTTAAACTCTTTAAATATTGGTGTTCCTTTCCAAAAGCCTCCGTGTTTTATCCCTAAACTATGAGCAATGAAACCAAAAACTGTAAATAGAAAATAATTAACACCTGCTCCTGTTGCTAAACAATAACTAAAATCAGTTTGTTCTGCCCCTGCAAAATGTACTTTGAGATTGGATTGATTTGTAACTATCATAATTCAACTCTTGCACCCCCAGTATTTTCTTCCCATACTGAACAAAATATCATTCCATCTTCTTCTCCAAATTCCAATATTTCTTTTGCAATCATTTCACAACTCATATTATTAAATTGACAAGGATTACCATATCCTTCAGTAATATAGTCTTTAACAATATCCCTGCATATAAAAATTTCCTTT